TGCGCGGCCAGTCCCTGCGCCATGTAGCTCGGGACGGTGTAGTACTTCTTCAGCGAGCTCTCGGCCTTGTCGCCTTGCAGCGCGGTGCCGAAGTCGCTGGTCTCCATGTCGAGGATGCGGACGCCTGCGTTCTGCTGGGAGAGCAGCAGGTTGGCGAAGCGGGCCTGCGGCGCGAGCACGGGCACCGCCGTGTTCATCGTCGACTTGTGCGACACCAGGAGGAACAGCGGCGAATTGAGGATCGAGAAGTCGGCCGTGCCCGGCGAGGTGCTGAAACCCGTGTAGTTCCGGGTCGCGCTCGGCGTGACGCTGAGGACCGTGATCGTGTCCGACGTGTTCCCGGTGATCAGCTTGCACTCGCCGGCCGCCGCGCCGGTGTCGATGCGGACGGTACGCCCCTTCCATTCGTCGGTCGTCCAGCCTGCGCCGGTGACCGTCAGCGTCGTCGTCGTGCTGCTCGTCGCGGTGAACTCGTCGGCCGCGTCGACGACGCCCTGCACGTCGAACATGTCGCGCAGCGAGTCGATCGTGCGCTGTGCGTCGTCCTGATAGAACAGGTTGACGAGGAAGATGTCCGACCCAGACTGATCGAGCAGGACCGACTTGACCTTCAGCGTGTCGCCCGTCTCGGTGGCGACGTAACTGACCATTCGTCCGATGTCGGCCTCGAGCAGCCCGCCAGCGGTGTTCGTCCGCTGCCAGTTCGACGTCGTCACGCCACCAGCCGCGCGCTTCAGGAACTTGAAGCCGCTGCCCGTGTAGCCGTAGGTCTCGGCGACGAGGCGGTTGATCCACAGCGTCGTGCCGTTGACGACGCCAGTGCCAGCCTCCCACCAGTTGTCGCCGCGGCTGTTCGGCTGCGTCGCGTAGTCCGCCGACGCGATGCCGAAGTTGATCCCGGGGACGTGATTGTAGGCCACGAACCCGCCGCGGATCTTGATCGTGTCACTGGCGACCGGGTTGACCGTCCACGCCGTGTCGACCGTGATCGTGTAGTTGTCCGCGACGCCGAACACCGCGTTGCCCGTGTTCGTCGTCACGCGACCGCCGCCGCTTCCGGTGCCGGCGGTGACCAGGATCTCGCGCCCGGCCCACTCGTCTGCAGCCGCGATGCCGTTGACCGTGACAGTCGTCGCTGTCGACGACACGACGGTCAGGGTGCGTTCGTAGCCGTCCCAGTACGGCTTGTATGCCCCGGTCCCTAGCGAGCCGGTGGCGTCGCTGGGCTCGAAGCGTGCGAACTCCTCCATCCGCTGGCCGTAGCCCATGCCCTGGCCAGTGAGGCCCGTGAGGCCGGTATACGGCTGCGCCGTCGGGCGATTCCCAGCGTCACCACTGAGCAGGTGCGCGTCGCCAATGTGGATGTGGAGATCGAGGACGGTCATCTGGTCGCGCTCCTTCGGTCATGTCCAAAACAGCCCGCGACGCGCCATGCCGCAGCGTCGCGGGCCGGCCCCGCACCAAGCAGGGGGGCTAGATCACTGGCGCTTCGCGACGAAGGCGCGGTAGTCGATCGACGGCGTCGTGCCGCTGACGTTCGCCACCAGGCGCACGTAGCGGTAGACGGTGCCGCCCACAGCGTTCGAGAACGGCACGATGAACCGGTCGCCCGCGGCGCCGAGGTCCGTGTCGACGCCGCCGACCGCGCCGGCGAGCTGCGTCGCGTCGCCAAGCTCGAGCGTCGCGAGCACGGAGACGCCCGAAGCGAACGTCGCCGAGTTGCTGCCGATCAGCTGCAGGCGGTAGTACTCGTCGCCCGTCACCGTGTCGACGGTGGCCTCCATGTCGACGACGAGGTCGCCCTGGAAGTGCGCGTCGCCGAGGTCGAGCGTCGCGGTCGATCCGCCGACGGTCGCGAGAGCGTCCGCCGTCACCGCGGCGCCGCTGTCCTTGAGTTCGAGAGCCGCATCGAAGGTGCGGTCGAGAGGAATGGTCGTCATCTTGGGTTCTCCTTGTGGATCAGGCGGTGGCGATGACGGCGGAGTCGACGTCGCGGAGGCGAGCCGCCGCGCGCGGGTGCTGCAGGACCATGCCCACGTACCACTCGACGCGCGTGCGGTAGGTCGGCTGCGACTGCAGTTGGCCCAGGTCGGTCACCTGCATGGCGCCGTTCTGGATCGCGTTGAGCATCCCGTCGCCCAGCGACAGCACGTACACCGAGCTGCCGTCCGCGGTGCCGCCACCGGTGTACGACTCGTCCGCGCCGATTGCGGCCGTGTCGCCGTTGCCGTCGGCGATCAGGATCGGCAGATCGGCGTACTGCATCAGCGGCCGACCGAACTCGTCCTTGGTCATCTGCACGCTGCCGACGCCGCGCAGGTAGGCGTTGAGCTGACGCCGCGTCGCCTTGTTCATCAGCAGGTGCGTCGGGTTGTCGACCGCGTCGATCGCGGCGTCGAGCTTGGCACACGACAGGCCGGCGCCGTTCGCCGCCGCGCTGTTGCTGACGACCTGCGCGCCGGTCAGACGGCTCTCCAGGCCGGTGAACTCGCGGGCGTCGGAGGTCGAGTCGCCCTTGACGAAGGAGTAGCCGAGCTGCTGCGCGAGCGCGGTCGCCTTCAGGCTCTCGTGCACGCTGCGCACGTTCGGGCCGACGGTCTTCAGGATGAAGGCATCGACGTCGAGGTCGCCGCCAGCGATCTTGAGCGGTTCGCTCTGCGGGTTGATGACGCCGGTCGAGGCCGTGTAGGACTCGTTGACGCCGCGGAACGCGATGCCGGGCAGTGCGCCTTCGACGTTGTACGCGTAGCTGTTGCCCGCGATGTCGACGAACGGCATGACCCGGAGAAGGTCGGACTTCTCCGCGAAGATGCGGATGACGGCGGCCCGCTTGATCTCGCCATTGTTGGCAGCGAGTTTGCTGGCCTCGGGAAGCGTGAGTGCCACTTGTGTGCCTCGAGTTGTTCACCCGGGCGCGGTGGTCATTGGTGCGGCACCCCTCGCGCCGCCAGCCAGGTAGCGCGCGCGCTACTTGGCCTTCTCGTTCGCCAATGCCAGCAGCGCGGACCCGGAAAGATTGTTCAGATCTGCCTGAACAGCCTTCGCGGGTCCCCCGCTCTGACTGGCGGAGCCGGCTCCCCCGGTCTCCTTCGTACGGAACAGCTGCTTCATGTCCTGCGATCCCCGCAGTTCCTGAACCCAGTCGTCCCAGCCCATCGGCGCCCCATTGGCGTCGAAACGCTGCTTGCCGTCCTCTCCGTAGATGACGGTCCGCAGTTTCCCATCCGCGCCCTTCTCCACCTTGGCGGCGGTGCGGGCAAACGGCATCAGCACGCGCAGCGCCTCGGCGCCTCCGTGCTTCGTGAATGCGGCGGCGGCCTGCTGCTCGATCAGCGTCTCGCGCAGCTGCTCCATGAGGAGCGAGTTCTCGCCAGACAGCTTCGCGCGCTCGTCGTCGATGCGCTTCTTCAGCTCGGCCTTGAAGTCCTCGATCTCCTTCGACGACTTGTGCGAGCCGGACTCGATCGCCTCGATGGCGGCCTTGGCGCGCTCGGGCTCGATGCCCTCCTCGACCCACTTCTGGCCGTCGTCGGAGAGCCGGTAGCCGAACTCGCGCAGCTTGTCGCGGAGGATCTTGGTGACGCTACGCTCGGAGCCGAGCGATCGGCGGAGGCCCTGCACGTTCTCGATGGAGAAGCCGTCCGGCAGCGACTCGACGACGACGCGGCCGTCGTCGTTGGTCTTGGCGGAGGCTCGCAGGCTCTCAGGGAGCTCGTCGATGGCGTCCGCGGTGATGGTGATCGGCATAGCGCAGCCGATCCTGCGCCCTGCCTGTATCGCGCGACAAACCGGCGCGTAGTCCCTTTACCGGCTCAGTTCCGGTCAGCCCGCAGCGAGTCCTCGGCGGCGCGGCGCGCGATCTCCCGCAGCAGGCGCTCGCCGACCTGCCGCGCCAGCGGCGCGTACTCGCCGACCGCCATGATGACCGTGAACGGCACCCCGTTCGCCGTCTTCCCGTCCGATACCGTGACCGGGATGTCGTGCGTCAGCATGTAGTGCGCGATGTCGTTCGCGCGCTGCATGATGGACTCGTGGAGTGGGTCGGTCACGGGCAGGCCACGATCCTACCCTTCGTCCGGGATCCGGTCCAACCGCCGCAACTCGGCCAGCGTCAAGGGTTGCAGATCGCGCCCGAGCATCTGCTCCAGCGACAGCTTGCCGGACCGCCAGGCTGCCGCCTTGGTGGCCCCCAGGACCTCGTTCTGGACCGCCACGCCCTGCCCCTCGAGCCACTGGCCGAAGTCGACGTCGGCCGGCACCGGCCCGTCGACGCTGGCCCGGGTGCCGATCGGCTCGCCACCGAAGTCTGGGACCGCCGTCGACCGGCAGTTCGGGTGCAGCGGTGGCATCGGCCCCTTGCCGAGCGGAAACCGCTTGCCGTCGTTGGCCGCGCAGATCACGGACGTCTTGCTGTCGAGGGTCGCGATGAACCGCCAGTGCGTCACGCCGATCTGCCGGAACGACTCGTCGCGCGCGACCGTGCTGGCGTGCGTGGCGGCCGTCCTGACGAGCGCGGCGACGGCGTGGCGCGGCTGGCCGGTCAGGATGCCGTCCCGGTAGCCGCCAGCCTTGGTCCCCCTCAGACCACGCACGATCTCGTCGGTGGTCAGCCCGCGCTGCAGCCCGGTCTGAATCCATGCGCGGGTGCGGTCTCCGGTCGGCCCGGTGAGCATCTTGCCGAACCACCCCTCGACCTTGTCACCGAGGAAGGGACGCTGCTCGGTCCGCGTGCGCACCACGGCCTCCGACGGCTCCGGCGCGGGGACGCGCAGCACCTTCTCCGCGGACTCCTTGACCCAGGACGTCTCGGCCTTCGTCAGCGCGTGTAGGCGCTCGGTGGTCAGCCGTCGCACCGCGTCCGACCCCTGCCCCACGATCGCCGCCATCTCGCTCTCGAGCGCCCGGAGCTCGGGGAACAGCTGCAGCACCACGTCGGGCCCGCGCAGGTCGAACGTCGCCAGCCGGCCGGCGATGGCCCGCAGGAGCGGCTGCACCACCGTCCGGTCGAACTCCTCCTGCACCTCGACCTGCATGCCCCGCACCGTCCGGCTGACGAGCAGTTCGTGCCGGTAGAAGCGGGCGATCCATCGGGCCGCGTTGGCTCGCAGCGCAGCACGCAGCGCGGCGAGGTCGGCGGGCGGGATGGCGGTCGAGGTCATGCCTTCTGGAACTGCGGCGGGACGGCGCCCTTCTTCGCGTCCTTCTCAGGGTCGGCGTTCGGGTCGTCTTCCTCGGGGTCGGCGTCCGGATCGGCGTTCGGGTCGCTCGGCTGGTCGCGCTCGGACTGGATCTGCGACGCGAGGGCTTCCATCTGTCGCTGCACCTTCTGCTCGGCCTCCTGCTGCACCGCCTCCGCCTCCGCCTCCGGGTCAAACTCGTCGGCGAAGTCGCCGCTACGCGCGCGCTCCTTCAGGTAGGTCAGGTTGGTGATGCGGCCTTCGCGGGCGTCGGCCTGCAGGTTGGCCGTGCGTTGCGGGTTGGCGACCTGCAGCACCGACGAGGCCCGGTGCAGGGTGATGTTGAAGTCGTCCGGCAGCGTGGCGCCGATCCACTTGGCCGCGATGACGAAGGCGTTGTAGAACGCCCACTCGGCCGCCTCGACCCACCGCTGCGCCTCGGACTGGTCTCGCATCTCGGCCCGGACCTCGCCGGTCGCCGTGGCGCTGCCCTGCTGCAGCGGCTCCGAGGCGCGCGAGCGCATGCGGGCCTCGGTCTTGTCGATCTCCGCCTGCGCGATCGAAAGGCTGGACCCGGTGATCTCGACGTACTGCGCCGCCGCGGTGTCCGATGACGTCGCGAACGTCGCGCCCTCGCCGACCTGGGGCCGCTGCTCCGCCTCCTCCGGCGTCAGCCCGGTCAGGAACAGCACCGGCGACAGGCAGAACCGGATCGAAGCGTCGAGGATCGACTGCTGGTTCCAGTGCTTGATGTTGAGGTGGGCCAGTTGCAGGAACGGCGGCTTCGCGTGCAGGAAGCCGACCTTCCTCGTGTAGATCGCGACGATCGGGATCTCGTTTTCGGGGAACCCGGTCGGCCGCGGCTGCTCGATGAGCCGGAAGCCGGACAGGTCGCTGCGGCTCTCGGTCGTGGCGCGGTCGCCGACCTCGCCAGCCTTGCCGACGACCTTCTCCCACAACTCGACCGTGGTCGACGTGTAGAGCCGGATCCGCTCCACGAGAACGTCGGCCCAGTTCTCGTCGCGGACGTACGCCCATTCGCGGACCCGCAGTTCGACGCAGACCTCGCGGCCGTTCCTGGTTTCGGTCTGCCAGCCGACCAGGTTGTCGGGGTCGATGCGCGACAGGTAGGGGCGAGCGTCGAGTTGTTCGACCTCGAGCAGCGTCATGGCGCGGGTGGTCACGAGCGGTCGGCCGTTCGGGTCCATCACCGGCTGCCCGGCGCCGTCGAACTGCGGCTCGGCGATCGTCGTCGGGACGTTGTCCACCAGGAACAGACCGACGCCGCGGTCGATCGCGTCCTGGTAAACCAGC